GTCTAAATCAAAAGGGGTTAGATTACCCGCTGTTGAATTTAAACCACCAATGATGTTGGATATACCTAATTGTTCAAGGTCTATATTGGCTCCTGTACCAGATTGATCTACATATATTTCATTGTCTGCAGACTGTAGAGGAAGAAAAACGATACACAATATTAAATAAATATAATTTTTCATAATTTATTCTACCTCTAAGTTGTTTGTTTGTAAACCCAGTATCCTTTTTCATACCCTATATTTACTAATTCAAGTATCCCGCCTTCTATTGCTTTCATAAGAGCTATAGTAGAGGATTCGTTTCTAGCGTTACCTAATTCTATTTCTACTAGCTCAGTATTTGCTTCAATAAATCTAAATACATCTTCTGATTTACCGTAACTAAATATAGTTTTTTGACTTAATACTTCTAGTAAAACTTCTCCTGTAGCTACTGAAACCATACGTAAACTTACGGTTATATTATCTTCTCTATATTGAATACTATTACCTATACCTAAGTACCTAGCTCCAGCACCACCACTTTCTAAGTTAGCTTCGTAAGATATGACAGCACCTTCTATTAAAATACCAGCAAAAAGTAAAGGTCTAAGTGCTTTTTTCTTTTCTTCTTCAGTTGCTGTTTGTTCTCTAGCAGAACGTATAAGTTGTCTTTCTTTAGTCAAGTTGTCTAAACCTACCCTTTCTACTACCCTAAAAAATTGACCATCTCCTGTGTGTTTAAGAGCTCGTATAAGTAGTGCGTTAGGCTGTTGCGTTATAGCCGTAGAAAACAAAGCAAACTCGCTATTACTTTTACGCTGTCCTGTTTGATCTGTGAAAGCTGTAGGGTATACTGCTACAACTGGACTTACTTCGGGTATAGGTACATTTTTAAGTTCAACAGACTGTAGTTCCTGTATAGAAACTATATCTTTAGAAAACCTTTGTTCGTAAGTATCTTCAAATTGATCTAGTGTAGAGCAACTAGAAAGTAAAAGTACCAATAGGTATTGTGATTTCGGTAACTGTCCCATCTGCTTCTGTTATTTTTAAAGTTAATGTAACACCATCACTTGTATACTCAATAGTATTTCCTTCTAAAGTTATGGTGCCTTCTGTGCTTGGAGTTTCCCCGAACAAATTATTTACTAACTGTCTTGACAGTTCAGCATAGACTCTGCTCTCCAAGTTTCTCATAAATCTAGCTAAAGTAGAGTTTTCTTTTTCTCTTTCTATTTCATCTTGTAAAGCTTTGATCTCTTCTTTAAGCGTAAGTTTACGGGAATACTGTTGATTTTCTATAGTCAGATAATGGCTAGATGTACCTATGCCACTAAAACTAGGTGATTTAAATTTGTGAACTATTTGATCAGCCCATAAAGGATTAGTTAAAATAACTAGAAAGAAAAATACACAAAGAAAACCAGCTATCCTGTATATCCAAATACTCTCAGTCTTTTCTTTGATCATCTCTATCTGCCTTAGCAATTTTATTGCTGTCTATTAATTGTGGTACACCTAGTATAGTTTTAATAAGTGTATCTTGCCTAATAATTTCATTGTCTAATGATCGTATTCTATCTATTAGTGCTACTAAAATACCGTGCTGGGAATCAAGTTTAGTGCCTAATCGCTCTTCTATTGATTGTATTTGACCAGCTACCTTTTCATCAACAACATCTAACTTTTGCTCCATACCATCAACTATACGCATAATAAGTTTATAGATAAACCAACCTAGACCTAAAGCTGCAGCTATCGGGAATCCTACTTCTTGTATTAAAGTTACGGCGGACTCCATTAGTAGTCACCCCAAACTTTAGTCTTAGTTCCTCCATTATATTCTACAGCATGCCCTTCGTTTATAAGAATTTGACAAATATCTTTGCCGTTTTCTGTGTAAGGTATGCCTAAAATACGACCATACTTACCTTTGCCTAAAGATTTTATCTTTATCTTACCAATACAAAGTTCTTTTAGTCTTTCTTTAGCAGCAAGACCTAATTTCTTTTCTGCTAAGTCTCGTGTTCTACTTTCTGGCGTATCAATACCAGCCAACCTGACACGTTGTTTGTGTAGTTTAACATCAAAACCTAAGTCTAAACAACAATCAAAAGTATCACCATCTACTATACGTTCTAACATAGCGTTGTAAACAAAAGCATCTGGTGATTTAGCCATTATTTTTTAACAGTTTTTTTAACTCGTTTAGTTGTCCAAGCCTCATTTACATTGGGTGTAGATTTATCATCTGCCACATAATGTCCTTTTTTATTTCTAGTTCGCACTTTGACTTCTTCTGTACCTGTAATGTTACTCCAGAATCTTTTGAAAAAGCTCATTTGTAATCCTCTTCCTCTTTTTCTGGGTTTTGAAGTTCGTCAGTTTGCTCGTCAACCTGCTCAACTACATTATCAACAATATTTTCTGTTGATTCGGCTACAGTATCAATTACACCACTTACATCTTCTAAAGCTGAAGTAGTAATGTTTCCTGCTGTTTTGACTGTTGAGTCAATAACACTGGTAGTTAAATCTTTACCGCCATCTATAACAGCACCCACAGTTGCACATGATGTTATAAATACAGCACTTATTATTATTATTAAATTTTTCATTTATTTCTCCTTAGCTTTTAAAACATTTAATGCACACCAATCAATTATTTTATATAAATAACTAAACCAATGGTCATCTTTTGGTGTTGGCGTGATTGCCGCAATAACAGAAGCTATAGAAATTATAGCTGTCACCCAAGCAAATATATTTAACCACATCATTTTTTCTCTCCTTCAGATTTTTCTGAATTAAGTATTTCATCTGCTTCTGTTTTAGTTTCCTGTAAAAAAGCTTGTTGAAACACGTTTAAACTAGCTTGTACCTGATCAAGTTCAAATTCAAGCCTACTTTTTTTACCTAAAAGATCTCTACACTGATCAGATAAGTATTTTTGTTTAGGAGTCATTTCAGATTCCTTAACCTCTTGACCGTCAATAGTGACGGATTTATCCACATTTGACATTAATTTACCTCCTCAGGTTTTACGTCATTAGTATTCACATCCCAACAGTTTAAGTTGGATGCGATGGTTCGTCTTTCTCCTTCACCTTTGAAGGGATAGACCATGTGTTGTAACCAAGAAGGGAATACTAATAGTTTTCCTACTTCTGGAGTCATAACAAATGATTGGGCTGGTTTTAATCTTTCACTATCTATAACCGATACTTGTCCGTATTGAAATGCTATACATCCGTCTGAATGTCCACTTTCGTTATATAGCGAATAAGTTGGTGATTGAGCATTAACGTTACCTATTTGCGGTGGTACTTTAGTCCAGGCTGTTGTGGATATGCCCATTAATGTTTTAGTGCCGTGGTCATGAATTGGGTTGTAGTCACCATCGTAGCTATGTACTGACCATGTTTCGTCTATTTGAACTTGTTTATTACCTTTAAGACTATTACCTGACCTGCTAAAATGATTAATATACTCAGCACCAAGGTTACAGATAAAATTATTATATTCAACCATTCTTTTATCATTGTGATCTAGCAGTAACTGTTCTCCTTTGTCTATTTGTCCTACCAAGGTATTGGCTAATGATTGTTTATTTTTATCATGCTTATACTCATCCATATAGTCATTAACACTATTAACCATATCTTTTGGCATTTGTGTTTCTAACACATATACCGCAGGCATAGTATGAATCTGAAACTCGCCCTCAGTCATAATTAACTAGGTACGCTAAATGCTTGATCTGGTGTGCTTTGTACTGGTGGGTTAGTAATAACGCTATCTACTTGACTAGCAAATATTGTGTCCCATTTTGATACAGGACATATAGCTACTAAGTTAGCATTAGACCAACTACCTTTAGCTTTTAAAGTAAAGTTAGTTGTTGTATTACCATCAGAATCTGTAACAGTTTGTTCAACTGTGGTGCTAAAAGTAGAAGTATAGTAAGTGCTATCGCCCTCACTATCATTTTCATACTTCATTGTTATATCCCACTTATCTACCTTACTAGATGAATTTTCATAAGGTGTGCATTTAGTTATTGCTTTTGTTACCGCCATATTATTCTCCTTTTAAATTATCCTTCTAAGGTCGCAACCCTAGCTTCAAGTTCTTGTATTGCTTTTACCAATATAGGAACAAGTTTTTCATACTTCATACTATATTGTTTTCCATCGCCTGATAAAGCTACAGTTAAATTAGTATTATTATCTTTATCATAACCTGCTGCTTTTTCTAAAGTTTCTACATCTTGTGCTTTAAATCCTACATCTAATTGAGTTTCTTTATGAGTTCCATCATGTGTAATAGTGTTTAAATCTGTATTTGGGTTATTAGCCCAATCAACATAATTAGACCTTTTGTCCCATTTATAAGTATATGGTTTTAATTCTTTTACAAAATTTAACCCTAAATTTAAACTTGTAAAATCAGTTTTATCTCTTTCATCTGAAGCTACTGATAATGCAACTTGACAATTTAATTGGTCAATACTTGAATTACCTAAAACAACTTTATTTGCTGCTGTAGTTAATTGTCCACCTGGCATACCAGATTTACCTGCTTCTTTACCTAATAATAAATTGTTAGAACCGCCTGTAAGGTTAGCTCCTGCATTGTTTCCTATACAGGTATTACTAAATGCTGTTGTAGCATCTTCTAATGAATCAATACCCATAGATGTATTTTCATTTCCAGTAGTAACATTCTGTCCTGAACGAAGTCCTATAAATGTATTACCAGTTGCAGTTGTTAAATCTTGCCCTGACATTTGACCCACAGCCGTATTACCGCCACCAGTTGTAAGTTGTTTTAGTGAATTTCTACCTATACCAACATTGTTATCACCTGCACAATCTTGTAAGGCTTGATAACCTACAGCAACATTATCTTCACCACCTGTGCCTATTTGCATGGCTTCTCTACCTATGGCTGTATTACCACTACCAGTAACATTTTGTGCAGAGGTTTCTCCCATAGCAGTATTACTATGACCCGTTGTAGTGCTAAGTAAAGATTTACGACCAACTGCTGTGTTGTTTGAAGCTGTAGTATTAGCACTTAAAGCTTCAGTACCAACTGCTGTATTTTCAGCACCTGTGGTATTGTGGTCTAAAGCTTGATAACCAACTGCTGTATTATTTGTAGCTGTGGTGTTTGATGCCATAGCATTATGACCAATAGCTACATTATTACTTGCTGTAGTATTTCCTGCTAAAGCATTATAACCCATAGCTACATTTTTAGCTCCAGTTGTATTTACTCTCATAGAATAAAAACCAACTGAGGTGTTTTCTGCTGCTGTTGTATTAGCAGTTAAAGAGTCATAACCAACGGCAGTGTTGTAGTTTCCTGTTGTATTAGCATCTAAAGATGAACCACCGACTGCTGTATTGAACCCACCTGTAGTGTTTGCAGCTAAAGCTACAGAACCTATTGCAGTATTATGAGTGCCTGTTGTATCTGCTGTGAGTGCATTGTAACCCATAGCTGTATTGTTAGTTCCTGTTGTACAAGCATCTAGTGCAAAAGCACCAAAAGCATTATTTCTAACACCTGTAGTTAAAGCAGCTAATGCTGAATGACCAAAAGCTGATTGATAAGATTCAGTACAAGCTGACATAGTATTATGACCTACAGCAGTATTAAAACTTCCTGTTGTAACTGCATCTAAAGATTGACAACCTATCGCTACGCTTTGAGCACCTGTAGTAATATTTCTTAAAGCTTGTACACCTATGCCAACATTACTTGCACCGCCAGTATTAAATTGTAGAGCTTCCGAACCCAAGGCGGTATTAGAACCTGCTGTATTAGCACTTAAAGCTCTATAACCAACAGCAGTACAATCATTACTTGATACTACAGCATCAAGACATTCTGAACCCACAGCTACGTTATTTGTACCTGTAGTATTTTCTACTAAAGCGTTATTTCCGACTGCTGTGTTATTACTCGCAGTTGTATTAGAAGCTAAAGCTCTATCGCCTAAACCCGTATTATAACTACCTGTTGTATTTCCTTCTAAAGCTCTATAACCGATAGCAGTGTTTTCTTCACCAGTAGTAGTTGCTTCTAAAGATTCAGCACCTACGGCTGTATTTTTACCACCAGTAGAACTAGTTAATGCTTTCCAACCTACAGCAGTATTAAGACCTTCGCCATCAGTATTAGCATCAAGTGCATTTACACCTATTGCTACATTGTAAGAAGAGGTTGTATTAGAAATCATAGAAGATTTACCAATTGAGACGTTTTCTGCTCCTGTGGTATTTGCATTTAGAGCTGCATAACCGACAGCAGTATTATTACTTGCTGTACTGTTTGAACCTAATGAAGCTGAACCTACTGCTGTATTAGTAGTACCAGTTGTATTTAATTCCATAGAATTTTTACCAACTGCTGTGTTGTTACTAGCTGTTGTATTAGCTCCTAAAGCACCTGTACCTAAACCAGTATTTGAACCACCAGTCGTATTAGCATCTAAAGCTAATGCACCTACTGCTACATTACTATCTCCTGTGGTATTGGCTGTTAGTGCTTTTCTACCTATTGCGGTTCCTGAAGTTCCTGTAGTATTAGCATTCAAAGTTGCATAACCTACACCAGTATTAAAATTATCTGTTGTTACTGTTGCTAGTGATAAAGCACCTACAGCAACACTTTCAGTTCCTTCTGTCAAAGCTGTCATAGCATTAGTACCAATGGCTACATTACTATCTCCAGTAGTTATACTGTCTAAAGCTGTGTTACCTAAAGCTACGTTATTTGTACCAGTTGGATAATTACCATCAAGTTTAATTGTCCCACCATCTATTGAGACATTACCAGCTACTGTAAGACCATCTAAATCAGTTGTTCCATCAACATCTAAATTACCATTAAAATCTGCATTACCTGCTAGGGTAAGAGTAGAAGCCATGTCTACAGCTCCGTCAATATCTACCACATCTAGGTTAGTAGTTCCGTCTACATCTATATCACCTGAGATGTCTAGTGAGGTAGCTGTTAAAACTCCTGTAACACCTAATGTGCCACCAACAGTCATATCATCTGTAACTGTTAAATCATCTTGAACTTTTAGATCTACTACGCTAAGACTAGCAAAAGCGTCTACCATAGCTGCACCAGATCCTGCTCCGTCTGAGTAAATTACTTTTGTATCTCCAGCAGGTATTGTTATGTTAGCTCCACTGCCTTGAGAAATAATTATGTTTTGAGATCCAGATGTGGCGTTTTCTATAAACCAAAGTTTAGATACAGTATTAGGTCCAATAGTAATAGTACAGGCTGAATCTAAAGTACCTGTATATTTTAAATATAGAGATCTTCCTGGATCTGTGCTTCCATCTGCTATGGTTGTTGTATGAGTGTCAGCGTTAGTGGTTATGGCTTCTGTACCATAACTAAAAGCTTCACCAATAAGTTCTAAATTAGTGTTCGTAGAAGTTCCCCAGGTACCTGACTCATCACCTGTCGCTATCTCTTTTAACCTTAAATCATTTACATAAGTTGCCATTGTTTATCTCCGTGCAAATTTATTATAAGTTGTTTTTTCATAAAAGTTAAGCTACTTGTTCCCAATCAGGGTCATTAGTATTACTTACTGCAGTCCAACTTGGTGTATTAGTATTACTGATGTTACTCCAAGATGGATCTTGTACTGGATCGATTACTGACCAAACTAATATAACTCCAACACTCCCTGTTGCTGCGTCAAGAGTTACCGATACATTTGCTGCACCTGTATTACTAACAGAGCCTAAACTTGACTCTGCATTTAAACCAGTTACAGATATATTATTTTGTAAAACTAATGTAATAGTGCCTAGTCCTGATGTTCCAGCTAAACCAGATACAGAAATATTATTATTAGTTACGAGAGTTGTTGACCCCAACGCTGAAGTCATAGCATATCCAGATACAGATATGTTATTATTAGTAGATAAAGTTGCTGTACCTAAAGCTGATGTTCCAGCAAAACCAGATACAGATATATTGTTATTAGTTACTAAACTAGGGTTAGCTAAAGCTGTTGAGCCTACCTGTCCTGCAGGTGTAACATTAGCATCAGCCTGTATTTCTACTATTACAGAACCGACACTAGCTGTAACTCCTGCTACTGTTGCTATGGCTTGGGCGTTTACCCCTGCTGTAGGTGCACCTGCAGTTGCTGCTGCTGGTGCTGTGATTGTAACTGGGATACTGCCTTCGCCAAAAGCAAGTTGACCCCAAGTGCCTCGACCCCAACCGTTTAGGTATTCAGCCATACTAGGCTATACGTATAATCGCTGTACTTGCTGCTGCTGCTGGAAAAACTATAGTAAAATCACCTGCTGTTGATGTTTTATCGCCACCAAAATCAATACAGGCTACCGATTTATCACTATTGGTGTCATTGTAAATCATGCAACCCCTAGCTGTGACTGTGGCGGTACTAAAAGTAAGATCATTAAAATCAGTGAAGCCAGTCGTACCACCTGTGGTTGGTGCAACGTTGGTAAGTGCTGCTCCTCCTGCGGTGTAGTTAGTTCCACTTGCTTCATTAGAAGTAGTGTATGCTGTGGTTGTTGCACCTATTGATGCTGAACTAGTGTATAAAGCTAATTTAAAACTGTTACCACCCGTAGCAGAAAAGTTATGCGTAGCTTCTAAAAGTTCTTTTTTAAAGCTAGTTGTTAAAGTTGAATCAATTGCCATTATAGCTCCTTCAAAATTTTAGCCATGTCTTCGTGACCTTGTTTAGTTAAGTCACCCTTCAAAGTAACTACATGACTGTTCATTGCTTGTTTAATATGATATAGTACTTGTTCATAAATAGCTAGTCTATACGCCTCTGCTTGCTGTCGTATATGGGGTGCAGCATTAGCTGAGATACCACAAATACGATCAGTGCAACGTTCTGCCCAAAACTCTGGTGTATGTCCACTATTATTAGTAGTAGAGACACTTATAGTGCCTAACGCTACCTCTGTATCTACCTCTATCATGATTGTGGTTGTCTCCTCACTTCGTCATACCTATATTGATCTCTAGTATCTTTGCCTTCACCTAAGTTTTTAAGCATAGCAAGAGCTTCTTGATATTTTTGCTCATATATAGGTATACTCTCAAACATTTTTAAGTATGTACAAGCTTCTACTAAACAACCATATAACATAGCATTCATAGCATTAGTAGATAACCATGTTGTACCACTGTCGGCTCCAGCTGTGAGAGAAGCTGGTCTGTAAAAATAATGTAGTTCAAATGTGAAACTGCTGCTTGGTGATGGTGCTAAAATAAATCTTGTTTCGTCAAACTCTGCATAATATTTAGGAACACCTGTGGTTGCTTCTGCTGGCTGAAAATCACGTATAAAAGAAACATGTTTTAATTTTAAATAGTTATAGTTACTACTACTATCTATGACAGCTAAACTAAAAGGTGCTAAAAAATCGCTTGGCATAGCTAAGTATGAATTACTGCTTGATGCTGTTCCCGTTACGTTTTTTCTAAAAACATCTAGCTGTACAGATTTTAATATTTTTTCTTCCGTGCTTTTTATGAAGTTAGGAATATTTGTTACTAAACTACTTTCTGTACTTTCAATATAGTCTTGTATAGCGGTAGTGAGTGTTGCTTTTGTCCAGCTCATATTATTATGTTACTATAGTTACGTTACCAAGACTACTCGTTACCTGTGTCATGGTAAATTTAGAACCTATTGTATTACTGTTACCCGCAAACATAATAGGTGAACTAACCCCACTTGAATTAACAGGATTAGAAACTATCACTTTACCTAAATGTATAGTAGGTGCAGACTCTGTAGGTCTTGGATCACGTAAAGCCTCTGGGTCTGTTCTATGTGGTTGTGGTTCTAATTGTGGGTGTTTAGGTTCAAAACACTCATGACAAACTCTTAATCCGTTCCACTCTTGTTTTAAATCAAGATACTTTTCTACAAATCCGCATCTGTCACACCTAGCTAATGAATGTTTACCAGAAGCGTAAGCCATTAATAAGAACTCCTTGAAGGCACTAATTTTAAAGAAGCTCTATTACGATCTTCATCTGCAGCTAATTTAAAATCTTGTTCGTATTGTTGTTTTAACAATCCTACTCTTTCTGGGTTCTTTTTCATAGCCATGTAATATGCTAAACCACTTACCATACAAGGTATAAACCTTGAAGGAACTTCTGGGTCTTCATTAGAAGCACTTACGTCATCAATACGCTGTATAGTATTAGCTATTAACTTATACGTATATGTACTATCTGGAACTGGCCACAACTTTACTACAGGAGTAGTTTGTCTGTCTAAAAATAATTGTGTTGGTCTACCTGTACTTGTTTTATCAGGTATTTGTAGATATTCTGTTCTACCTATACGTTCAATACTAAGGTCTGTTGTGTTTGAGTTACCGTCAGTTTGCTGTATAACAGCTGACACTATGTCGATATCATAAGAATTGAGTGTGTAACTTGAAGTACCTGAAGTCAAATTAGTTGTAACTTGATCAATAGTCCAGATATTCACACCTCTGTTAGACCAATCAGCAAACATGATGTTCATTGAACGTCTAGCTGTTTCTGCATCATACCCAGTTCTGAGTTCAATGCCAGCTAATTCAAATGCCTCTTCAATAGTGTCAGATATATTAAGAGAAAAAGTCTTACTACCAGAAGTAGCCATTACTAATACTCTTTTATTACTGTTATTACCATAACGTAAGAGTCGCCACTAGCATGACCTGTGGTAGTGAGTTTTATGTCACCAGTTTTACCACTTGCTGCTGCTGTGTTTTGTAAACCACCGAACTCTGTAAAATCAATGTCGTCACTATAGTCAGAATTTAAATCCCAACATATAGTGTCGGTAGTAGCGTCCCAAAGTAGTTTTACACTCATACCAAAGGTTGAGTAAGTGATTTTAGCTAATTTGCATCCAGTGCATGTTGCACCATCGCCTTTTCTAGTTGCTAAAGCACTTACATCAATCTTAGTTACGGCTGACTCACCTGTACCGTCTGATGTATTAGTGAGCTGAATAACAGCTTTTCTATCATCATCAACAATAGTGGTTGAGGTTACTGCGTCTGCCATAATTTACTCCTATGCGTCTGCGAATGGTGTTACTATAGTGCCTGAGCCTAGTATAATACCTTCTACCGCATACTTAGCTGAACCCATAGCAGTTACTTTTACGATACTGCCTGCTAATCCGCCTTTAGTACTTCCATTCATAGTAATAACGTCATTAGATGCACCTGAGATAAATGTTTTACCTGTTGCATCATCTACGCCAGTATAAAGACCACCTACGAACTTATCAGTTCCGTCAGTTAAAATATCCATGTCAGTTGCTGCTGTTTCTACTACAAAATAAAAACTTGCACCTAAGTTATTTAACTGGTTAGGATCAGTGTTATCACCTGGATCGGTAGCTACTATACTCGGTAATGTAAACTTACCGTCTGCGTCATTACATGTAAGTATTTTACCTGCATGAGAAGCTACAGTAAGTGAAGTGTCAGCTGTTAAACTAACAACTACCGCATTACCTGCTGATATAAATCCAGCTAAAGATTTTACTGGACCTGAGAATGTCGATTTTGCCATAATTTCCTCCTAAGGAAATAAGTTCTACCATCTTGGCTTGTCTGCTAGGTCAGTTGGTAAAACAAGTTAATAAAGCCTAGAATTGAATGATATACCCTATTCTAGAAAAAAGAAAGGGAGCCGAAGCTCCCTTAAAATTCGAAGAACGAATTATGCTCCTGGGGAACCGTAGATTCCACGCCAGTCACTAAAGCCGAAAGAGTATCTTTCTCTTGCTTTGTATCTAACGTTACCAGTCTCAAAATCACCTTCCATGCCTGTTGACATAGGAGATCTAACGAAGTGTTTAAGTCCGTTAGGTGCATCTGTTTTAATAAAGAATGCATCAGTATCTGTTAAGTAATGATTTACAACATATCCTTCAGGGAGCATACCCATATTTTTCAATGCGTTAATATCATTATCAGAAGTACCAACTCTACCTGGAGTCTGTAAGACTCTATCAGCTACAAACTGTAGTTGTGGTGGTATAATTAGTTTTCTTGCTTGAACATTTACTTTAATGCCTCTTTCATCAACAAACTGTGATATATCGATCATCGCATTTTCTAATGAAGTTTCATTCAAGTCAGCTGCTACACTAGGCTCATTTGACTGATCTCCACCCGACATAGTTGGATGGTCAGTTGTCATGAGTGGTTTGCCGTCTCCTCCTGGAAAGGAAGTTGAGAAACCATTATTTAGTACATTTGCTGCTTTCACTTGCTTAGTAGTAGCCATTGATCTAGCTAAAGCTTTTGTGTATCTTGAAGAAAGACTGTCATAAAGGTTGTCCTCTATTGCTTCTTCTGTCAACGCAAAGGCTAAAGCTACAGTTTCGTGGCTGTACCTTGCTGTGAAAGTTTCTTGTGCT